AGAAGACAATAAATTATCCCTACGATATTCTAATGGTTCTCAAATCAAAGCAACTTCTGCTGCAGGTGATGCTGGACGTTCTGAAGCCCTATCCCTATTGGTATTTGATGAGGCTGCTTTCATTGATAAAATTGAAGAGATTTGGGTATCTGCTCAATCTACACTCTCAACTGGTGGTAATGCTATTATACTTTCTACTCCAAATGGTGTAGGTAATTTTTTCCATAAAACTTGGGTAGGTGCAGAAGATGGCACAAATGGATTTAATACAATTCGACTACATTGGTCAGTTCATCCAGAACGAGCCCAAGTATGGAGAGATGAACAAGAAAGATTACTAGGACCAAAGGGTGCAGCACAAGAGTGTGATTGTGATTTTGTTTCATCTGGTGATACTGTTATAGACCCACAACTCTTAATGTTTTACAAAGAATCATATTGTCAAGAACCAATTGAAAAAACTTGGATAGACCATAATCTTTGGAGATGGGAATATCCTGATTACAACAAAGGATACATGGTTGTAGCCGATGTTGCTAGGGGCGATGGTGGGGATTACTCTGCGTGTCATGTGTTTGATATAGAAACCGCAACACAAGTGGCTGAATACAAAGGAAAGATGGATACAAAGGATTTTGGAAACTTCTTGGTCTCTCTTTCTACTGAATATAATGAGGCTTTATTAGTAATTGAAAACGCAAACATTGGTTGGGCAGTAATTCAACAAGTAATCGATAGAGGTTATTCAAACCTATTCTACATGAGTAAGGATTTAAAGTATGTGGATGTTCAACATCAACTACATAATAAATTTAGAGCAGAAGAGAGAGGTATGGTTGCTGGATTTTCAACAACAATGAAAACTAGACCACTTATTATTTCTAAATTAGAACAATATATTAGAGAAAAAGAAGTGACAATTCGTTCTACTCGAATGATAGATGAGTTATTTACTTTTATATGGACAGGAAATCGTGCAGAGGCAATGAGAGGATATAATGATGACCTTGTAATGGCATTGGGAATTGCTCTTTGGGTTAGGGATACAGCACTTCGTTTAAGACAAGAGGGTGTTGATTTAACCAAACGAACTCTTGGTGGTATACAACAACATTCATTTACATTAGATGGATTTGGAGGTAATTCATCAGTTGATTCAAATCCTTGGTCAATGAAGGTTGGTAATCAAGATGAAGACTTGACTTGGTTGATAAAATAATAGGTTATTATTGGAAGTATATATTTATAGTATAAGGAGACCCTATTATGATAAAATTAAAAAATATTTTAAAAGAAAATCACCAAACACAAAAACCAAGTGGGTTGGTTCAAGATTATCCATTTGATGCAGCAGAACATAATTTTTTAGATTATGATGAATTGGATGTTGAAGAAGAAGATGAGGAAGATTTTTTAAATTTCTTAAAATCATACACAACCGAACTTACGGAAGCAAATTGCAATTGCGTATTCGAAGCAGAATATCAAGGTAGAGAAGTGAAGTTGGGAAAACCAATGCAAGGTGATGTTAAGAAGTTTAAGGTATATGTAAAGAATCCTAAAACTGGTAAAGTCATTAAAGTAAATTTTGGCCAAAAAGGAATGAAAATCAGAAAATCAAATCCTGCTGCTAGAAAATCATTTAGAGCAAGAATGAATTGTGATAATCCTGGTCCAAGAACAAAAGCAAACTATTGGAGTTGCAGAAAGTGGTAAAATAAAAATAATAAAGGTTATAATATAAATTAAGAAAACAAATGGCAGATACTTCATTTTTCGGTAGATTAACGAAACTCTTTTCATCCAAGGCAATTGTTACAGTTGACAAGGATGGTAAGAGACGAGTAGTTGATACCGATGAAAGACAACAAACGAACTTATCATCGTTAAGGGATAGATACACAAAACTACAAAAATCCTTTTACGAGCAGGCTGGTGGTGCCCAATCAATGGCATACCAACAAGTTCGTAGAGAAGTTTTTCGTGATTATGATGCAATGGACCAAGACCCAATCATTGCTTCTGCATTAGATATTTATGCAGATGAATCTACACTTAAAAACGAATTTGGAACAATTCTTTCAATTCGTTCCGATAATAGTAGAGTTCAAGAATCTTTAGAGAATTTATTTTATGATATTCTAAATGTTGAATTCAACTTATGGCCATGGACACGAAATATGTGTAAGTATGGTGATTTTTTTCTTGGGTTAGAAATTGCAGAAGGAAAGGGTATTGTAAACGCAACTCCGCACTCGGTTTATAATACCGAGAGATTAGAACTTATAGACCCAAATAATCCAAACGCAGTAAAATTCAAGATTACCGAAGATCCTAATGGAAAAATGGAATACGATAATTTTGAAATTGCACACTTCAGATTATTATCAGATACCAACTGGCTTCCATATGGTAAATCTATGATTGAAAATGGTAGAAGATTGTGGAAACAATTATCTCTTATGGAAGATGCCATGTTGATTCACCGAATTATGAGAGCACCTGAAAAAAGGGTATTCAAAATTGATATCGGTAATATCCCACCACAAGAAGTTGATAACTACATGCAACGAATTATCAATAAGATGAAGAAAGTTCCTTTTATTGATAGAAATAGTGGTGAGTATAACTTAAAATATAATATGCAAAACCTAACAGAAGATTTCTTCTTACCCGTTCGTGGTGGAGATAGTGGAACTTCTATTGAAAATATTTCAGGTTTGGATTATGCAGCAACAGATGATATTCAGTATCTAAAAAATAAATTATTTGCAGCTCTTAAAATTCCAAAAGCATATTTGGGATATGATGAAAATGTAAATGGTAAAGCAACTCTTGCAGCAGAAGATGTTCGTTTTGCAAGAACAATCGAACGAATTCAAAGAACAATTATATCAGAGTTATCAAAGATTGCAATTGTTCACTTGTATTCATTAGGTATCCAAGATACTGAAATGACAAATTTTGAATTGAATTTGATTAATCCATCTACTATTTACGAACAAGAAAGAATAAATCTTTGGTCTGAAAAGGTAAGATTAGCAACTGATATATCCTCTTTAAATATGTTATCTAAAGATTGGGTGTATGAGAATATCTTTAAATTGGCAGAGGGTGAACAAGAGGTTCAGAGAGTTAAAATTATTAATGACATCAAAGATAAATTCAGATATCGTTCTATTGAAGACCAAGGTAATGACCCTGCTATGCAGAATGAACCTGAAGATGTTGAAGAATCTCTTAATCAACTTAAAACTGAATTAGAAGCAACTAAAGATAAAGGTGGAAGACCACGAGAGGGTAATACCTACGGTAAAGATAAATCACCATTTGGTAGAGACCCTCTTGGTGATAAGGAAAATAATAATGTGTTAAAACATCGAACATCGGAACAAAAAGCCTTGAAATATATTAACGGTATTTCTTCAAAAAGAAAATACCTACATGAAACAAAAGGTATGTTAGATGAATCAAATATACTAGATAATCAATAAAAATAACAAATCAAAAAAATATTTATATTTATATAAGAGTTTTTGAGTATATCAAAATAAATAATTGAGTAAATATGAAAAAAATTAAACATTCTAAATTTAAAAATACGGGTTTTCTATTTGAACTATTAACCCGTCAAATAACTTTAGAGATATTAAACAACTCTCCTGAGAAGGCTAAAAAAATTGTAGCCGAATTCTTTGGTAATGGGACTGAATTATCTAAAGAACTTCGTCTATATAAACTTTTAATAGATGAAAAGTATAATACAGAATCTAAAGCTGAAAAGTTTATTGATGCTATATTAGAGGCGAGAACTAAACTCGATGAACAAAAACTCATTAAAGAAAAATATAATCTTGTAAAGGCAATCAAAGAAACATTTGAGATTGATAATTTTTTAACGTCACCTGTAACAAATTATAGAGTATTGGCATCTGTTCATAAATTATTTGAAGCCAAAAAATCTGATATTTCTGATATAAAGGATATATTTGATTCAAAATTAACATTGGTAGAACATATATCTACATCAACCCCTTCATTGAAGCAAAAAGAAGATAGACTTGTTGAAGATTATAAAAAGCAAGAAAAGGATCTTCGTTTACTTACATATAAAATCCTTCTTGAAACATTTAATAAGAAATATTCAAATCTCAATGATGTTCAAAAAAATTTATTGAGAGAATATATTAATAATGTTACCAATACATCTAAATTTGGTGAGTATTATTCTAATCAATTAAAACTAGTTGTAACTGAATTACATTCCATTTATACAAAAATGGAAGATAGAATTACAAAAATCAAATTGAAGGAAACTATTAATGTATTAAAGACACAAAAAATTGGTAAGAAAGTTACCGATGAACAAGTTTCTTCTTTAATGATGGCGTATGAATTGGTAAAGGAAATAAAAAATGTTAAAAAAAGAATCTCTTAAAAAATATATAGACGAACTTATTCAAGAAGTTGAAGAGGAGTTAGAAGAAGCCAATGTGACAGGTAATGTTGATGGTTATCAAACTCCTCATTCTTTTTCACGTAAATCCGATACCCAAAGAAGAAAGAAAATTGCAACACAATTGGGGTATTCGGTAGTTGATAATGATGTAGATAATATTACAGAGACAAATCTCCAAGATAGAGAAAAAAAATTAAAAGGTTTACCAAATGGGGCTAAAGTTTCGGGTGGTGGATATGGACCGTTTGTTAAAATTGGTGCAAACAGTTTTAAAAATAACTCTAATGGTAGATTATATCATTCTGCTGCTCTTGCATCTCACATAGGAAACTTTAAGGATTTTAAAATACATG